ACTTGTATGTGTTATTACAAATATACCTGAAGCATTTATTGTACCTGCTGTGCAGTTAGTTGGTACAATTGTGTAAGACAGTTCTTCTGACCAGTTAGCAATTGTATGTGTTACTGTACCACCATCCGCTATTGATAAAGTTCCTGTAATTACTGGAGAATCTAACGCCCCAGAAGCCTGTGTAATCCAACTAAGCACTCCTGCACCATCAGTTCTTAAAACTTCGTCAGCATTTCCATCAGTAGTAGGTAAAGTTAATGTATAAGAAGAATTTGTAACATGAGCAGGACTTTGGATGCTTACTCCATGTGTATTTTGACTACAGTTTAAAGTAATCTTTCCGTCTGTAGATGAACCATCACCTTGAGCTATTATTGCGCCTGTCAGTTTATTTCCTGTTAAAGCCGCAATTCTTGCATCAGGTAAAGTACCTGTAGTTAACTTATCTGTAGAAATATTTGGTATCTCTGCCGCATCTAAACTAATTCTGGCATTATTAATTGTACCTGTTGTTATTTTACCGGCATCTAAATCAGGTATTTCAGCAGCATCTAGACTAATTCTAGCATTATCTATTGTGCCTGTTAATTTACTTGCTGCTATGCTTACTAACATAGCATTAGTAATTGTTCCAGCAGCAATTGTAGGTACAGAAGTATGCTGAGCTTTTCCTAAAAACAAGCAATACATTGTATCTGTTGCTGCTGTTGCTACAGATAAAGTTAATGCTGTGCCACTTACTGTGTAAGCGTAGCTTTCTCCTGGTTGTTGCCTAACATTGTTAATAAACAATGCTATTTCATTTTCATTAGCAGCTGCAGTATCTAATACATACGCAGCAGTTGCAGTAACTGTAAAGTGTTGTACTGTTAAATTACCGTAATTTTCAGCAGGTGTATTTCCTATATAAGCCATTCAATTCTCCTATATGCTAATTGCGTCAACTGTACTTACCCATACATCTGCAGAAGAAGCTGTATCACTTTTAACATACATTACATCACCTGAGTGAACAACCATTTTGGCTCCACCATCTAAGATTTGTAAAGATGATCCTTGAGGAATAGGGGCACTTTTAACTAAATAAATATCTTGAGCACCATCATTTACATAAACATCTATATTAATAGACGCACTCGGTAGTATATTAGAAACATGTATTCCAATAACTGTATCGTAGCTGTCACTAGTAAAAACAGTTGCAACTCCTGTGCCTACGTTATTTTGTGTATATCTTCTAAAATCTTGAGCCATTTAATATCTCCAATAAAATATATGCAGTACTTATAAAAACTACTACCAGTACTATATAAATAAGTAATCTAGGTGAAAAAGCAGGTATGTTCACAGAGCAATACTCATTGCTGTTGAAAAACCTTTAGAAGCATGGTCACCGTCACCAGTTAAATCATTTAACATAGCGGCTGTAAGTCGTAACTCAATAGTATCTCCAGACAACGCAGAAGCAGCTGTTGTATTATCTTGTGCGCGTACACATGTAAATGTATTTACCGATATACTAGTTACTTTAACGACTTCAATATTACTAACACTAACTATGGTTAGATACATGTGATCCCCAGCTGCTAAGTTAGGGAAGTCAAGAACACTAACTACACTAATAGCTGTAGCACTATTTGTTATACCAGCGCTCAGTGTGGTAGTAGCATTATTTGTAAATTTAACTGCCATTAATATTCTCCTAAGAAATAGTTACTGCCCAACTAACTGTCATTGTATCAGCAGCACCTTTATTAATAACAGCAAATACTGTTCGACATAACATAGTGCCACTACTACTAGCATTAAATACACCAGCTTCTGTTATCGCGCCTGTATGAGAACCTGCAGCATAAGTGCATGCGTATGTAATAACTGCTCCTGCTACTGTTCCGCCAGAAGTAGTTAAAGCACTTCGTGTACTAAGTTGTGCTCCAAGTGCGGTATCTGCAACGGCTGCTGCAGCAGAATTGGTTCCAACAGCCATATGAGTCATTACAGTAGCACTAGCTGCGTTCATTCTAGATGCTATCCAACCTTTACCAGCTGTAACAACAAGGTTATTAACCTCTTGTACAACTTTGCCATTAAGCGAAATTGATAATCTGCCTGTAAGGGCAACTGTATCTTGTATACTCATAGTAAGCTCCATATTTCTAAGTTATAGTAACTGTAATATTATCTGTACGAAATCTGTTAGGGTCCACTAGTAAAGCATGGGTATTTAATGGAGCAGTATTAATTGCACCACCATAATCTGTAAAGTACCCATCAGCTGCTGCAGTAGAATTAGCAACTTGTATATTAATTTGTAATCCTAATGCATCTGCAGTACTAAAAGAATCTGAAAAAGGTCTAGTAGTACCTAAAGAAACCAGCTCGTTAATAACTGATATATCAGCTAATACTTTAGTGGTATCTATTAAATTAAGTGCATCCGCAGTTGTTACACTATCTGCTTTATTTAATTGAGGCGCTAATATAACTTGATCTGTATTTGCTACAGAATCTGCAAGAATTTTAGCATTACTTATCGCAATAAGTTCTTGAATAGCAGCTAATTGATCAGTAAAAGTTCTATCCCAGTCTAATACTTTTGTAATTCCTGCGCTGTCACCAACTGTTACAATATCATCTGGTAATTTATTTTTACTATCATAATCTAGATGAATATCTGTGATAGCATTAATATAATCTAAATCAGTAACAGCCTTAACAACAGATATGTCGGCGACTGGATTAACATGACCTATTGATGAACGTGCGCCTCCAACTAAGGACTTTCCTAATGCCATCAGAAATCCTTTCTTACTTTAAACTTAAGTTTATCAAATAAAGTTTGAACTCGTGAATCGGTATACGTTAGTGAAATCTCACCTTCGTAAGTACCAGCAGCAACATCTAAAGTAGTCAGATTCCATGTCATAAAGCATTTTCCATTTGTAAACGGCGCAACTTTTGTACAAGTCATCGTATCTAAAATAGTTGAACTACCTAAAGCTTTGAATTTTACAGTAACAGCGGGATCGCTAATATCGATTATAGCCCAGGTACTTGAGTCATCTGGGTCTAGTGTAAGACCGGCTAAAGCGGTATTGGAATCTTTTAAGGTAAGGTTTATCTCTGGTTTATCATCACCAGCCACTAGATTAATAGTGTCGTAATACGCCATTTTTAACTCCGTAGGAGGTTATTCTCAGCATTGGCATTAGTCTGCTACTACAGACTAGTGTAATACTTTAAAAAGTCAAACTAATTATACAAATCCGTTGTCAGTTAATTTGGTATTAACTTCAATTTCATTGTTTCCCCACATACCAGAACTAATAAGCTGCTTACAGCTAGCTTCATATCGAAGATAATAAGTATTATTTTCATCTTTAATATCTCCACTAATAGCACTGTGTGCTTTATATGCAGAATAATTAAGCATGGCTTCTGTGTACACCTCATTAACTTTTAAATCTGTAGTGGCACTTGTAGCTTTTTTAGGAGCTGCCGCGTACTTTAAAAGTATCTGAGTACGTTTAGGAGTTTTACTATCCGTACCTTTAATAACTATTTTAAATGGCTCCGGCATAAGAATCGATACAGACGTATCAATTTTATTTACTAATTTTACTGAGTCATCTTTAATAGTAACGGGGTCGAAATCCTCAGTGTAATACGCATGAATAGCAGCAAGAAAATTTGCAGGTAACGCAAATTCTTCTCCATTTAGCGGATTATCTAATTCTAATGTTTTAATCAGTAAATGAAATCGTTTGTGTAAAGCTAAATTAGCTAAATTAACGTAATTAATAAATTTTTTTTGGTTAGTAATTTGCACTGCAGTTGGGGCTACACCTGGATTAGCTGACATATCACCAACACTAGCTATAGCAAGCTTGCTGCATTCTCCTGTAATTAAATAATCAATATATTCAGAAATTTTCATAGTATCCTCTAGCTAAACGAAGTAAGAGCTATCTCCTACTTTATTAGTGTCATTATCGTCCCACATACGTGATCCGGGTGAATCATCCTCAGCATCATCTATTGTAGCTACTTCACTTGGCTTCCATGCATTTAATTCTGCTAGCATAGTAATCGTATCTATCTGATCATCATGCTTACTTTTAAACCCTTTAAGAGTAGCCAAAGAAAGCTCAAAAAGCAACTCTACAAGCTCTTCACTCTCTTTTAATTCTTCAGGCAACCATATTTTTTTAGATTTAAATAATGGAACAGCGTTTTGTTGAAACCTACTCATTTTATCCTTAGTAGGTCGGATGCCTATTGTATTACTATTTTTTCCTTTAGACAAAGTAAAGTAATTATTACGTTGTCCCATCTCATTTTGAATCCAACTAATAAACCCACCTTGTTGCCCACTAATTTCAATACCTACTTCTTGTGGTCTATATTCTTGAACTAATCTAAATAATTCATCTATCGTGTCATTCATGAGGGCCCGCTTACAAGACCCATCTACCCATAACCAATCTCCATTATTATTATACGCCCACACATTAATTACACTAAAATCAGCATGCTCTTTATCACTAGTAGCAAAGTCAGTAGTAATATAAAAATTATAAGCACCCTTATTTTTAATTACGTTACTGCGCTTATACCAAATTATATCTGAATCACTAATTAATCTATCTTCAGGAGACGTAATACGTAGCATTAACTCTTGGTTAAACGAGTCTAATTTACCTGCTCCCTTAGATTTAATATATTGATTATTCACATAGTCATAACTAAACCTATCTTCCCAAGCGCCTTTAAACTCTTCACGAGAGCATGGAAATGCCTCACAAACCGGATATACATTAACGTACCAGACACCCGATTCAATTGCCTTGTATAAAGGATCTTTAGCATTAAACGGAGTTCCAGACCAAATAACTTTCCTCTTATTAGGATGTAACGCATAGTCAATGGCCGAGTAAACAGTATTTTCCACATTCTCGATAATAGTCGCAGATCTAGCATCTTCATCTCCTAATAAATCATCAAGTACAGCGAGTTGTGGTCTCGTATTCAATTCAACCGTACCACGAACACCTGTTTTAGCACCATGACCTGTAACAACAAATTCTTTACCTTCAGCATTTTTAAAATACCATCTAATATCAGTAAATCTAGAAGTAGTAATATACTTTTTTAAAAAAGAACTGCGCTCACAACGTCTTTCCATACGTAACCGCATCTTCTTTACACCATTTTCAATACTATCTGATACATACAATGCATAATCTACATTACCAAATTTAGGAATAGACCCATACACAGCTATATACAAGAATAAATACTCAGCAAAAATAGTAGTTTTAGCTAAACCACGCGCACACATATTAGCCGTGTTTTGTGTTTTACCTGCTATCTTATCTATCATTTTGTAGTGAATAACCGGGGTTTTGTTTTCTTCACCCTGTTCCCCATTAACTAACTTAATAAACGACACAAATTCTAATGCAAACTCACTTGGCACATAAGTAGGATCATCATTATAATCAATATCATTAAGCCACTCATCTACTGTTTTCTTAACTAAAGTCATATTACTCCTCAATTATTTCATATGTTGTCTCAACAGGCGGAGGTGGTGGCGCATTCACCTTTCTAGCTAATATTTCACTATGTGCTATCTCTTTAGCACTAGCTTGTCCATTCATAATCATTTTTAATTGCTGTTGAGCAAGGGCCCTGGTTGTTGCTCTTAGGTCTTCTACCACATCGTTATTATAACTAATATCTATTTCTACTTTAGCTGCAGCAGGAGACACTAAATTAGACATTAAGCTTTCAGCTGCCTTCTGACGTACTAGTTCAGATTTAGCATTGTGCATTAGCTCTGCCTGCACATTAATAGCTTCCTGGTACACTCCTGCGTTTAGAATGTGTGTAGGAACCATGGTCTGAGCCATAATTTTAGTAATCAAAGCTGTCTTGCCATAGTTATCAGCAAAACTAGCTATATAAGACGAGGAAGCACTTCTATCTATTAAATTCTGGTATCTATCTGGAAACACTTTACTATATGCAGTAGAAGCCTTATCTCCCATTAATCTAAGAGATACGTACTTAACAGCATTTACGTAAGCTGCTAAGGAGTGTTTACCGGTAGACAACACAGTAGCGTAAGTTAATGTATTATCTCTAAATACCCTTCTTAATTCAGAATCGGGCTCTGAATTAATAACATCTACAATAGCATCTGTTATATGTTTTCTAAATCGCTTATCAGGCATAGCTCCTTCTAACATGCCTTTAGTCAAGTGATCTGTCGTTTCTAAGTCAGTTTCCGTATCTGCTAAATTAGTTAGTTGCATTACAAGCCTCGTTCCATTTAGTGATTAGTGCATTATGTGATATCCCATCGGCATAACATTCATGAGGGGATACCATCCATTTGTTCTTATCCAGCTGCACTAAGAAATTTTTTTCTACTAATTCCATCCAATACTTATCCCAAGTGCGGTAATCTGTTATCCAATTAACCCCCTTCATAAAAGTATTCTTATCTATCTCATTGTATCTATTAGATAAAAGCATAAGCGGCAGCATTAACGCGCAACTTGTGCGAGATAATTTAGTAGTAAACTCCCCATTTGTATTAATATATTTACTTCCGGTCATGCACGGAGCCCTCTACTTGTTTGCGTATCCCACATATGCTTAACTATAAAATACTGTCTGTCATCTCCATTAAACATAATATCAGGATTAAGCATGTATTCTTTCTTGGTATACTTTCTAATAAAATCACAAC